TGGCCGATAAAGTCAAGGTCGTGGTTACCCGGACCAACGCTTGGGAACAAGCAACCCTTACCGAAATGTACCGGGCCTCGCAGGAAGAGGAAGCCGTGTACCTATACGCTCACACGAAGGGGGCTGCGAATCCATCCTTGACCACACAACTATGGGGCAGGTCCATGTTGTTCTTCAACGTGGTCGCTTGGGAACGCTGCCTGCAACTGCTCGAAGGAGTTGATGCAGTCGGCTGCCATTGGATTACCAAGGAGCAGTTCCCTCACATGGCGGACCACAACAACCCCGAAGGCTATCCCTACTTCGGTGGTAACTTTTGGTGGGCCAAGTCAAGCCACATCAAAGAACTGGGCGAACCTGCAAGGGACCACCGATTCCGAGCAGAAACTTGGGTTGGCAAGAAACCCGACACCAAGGTCTTTGATTCCAACCCCGGCTGGCCTTCGCCCGAAAAATTCGTTGTAACTTTTTGATATGAAACTACTCGCAAACATCGCCTACCATCACAACCCCGAAAGGCTGCCAAACCTCATCCGGGTCATCGAGGCTATCAAGTCCTACCCGGTGCAGGCAGACATCTTCGTGGACACCAACGACCCCGAAGTCGTGGGGCTACTTGCGGACCAACCTGTAACGGTCCACGCTCACACGCAACTCTCACACCCTTGGATGCTGACTGCGGTCCATCGCACTCGCATTAAGGAAACCTACAAATACTTTGACTGGGTGGCCTACTTCGAGGACGACATGATGCTACCCAAGGAAGGCTTTGTCAACTTCACGGAGCGGTTCGATTCGATGTTTGCCGATGGCTTGTACCCATCCTTCACCCGCATTGAAACCTACGACGACAAGGAAGGCGAATGCACTCCCGACGTGAACGAGGTTCTGCCAAGTTCGGTGTGGTGTCAGTACAACGGCAAGGATTATGTGAGCCTGCCGTTCTTCATCAACTACCACGCTTTTTGGATGTTCAGCGTCAAGAGGCTCAAGGAGGTCCTGACCCGTAATCCGGGCGAACTTGAATACATTCCCAATAACGGCCTTTACCGGGAAAGCCTTGCGTCCTTCCCGATTTGGTCATTGAATCTAAAACCGATGCTGGAGTTCACGGAGCAGGGCGAACTTGCGGACCATTGCAAGGTGTTCCACCTAACGAACAATTACAAGCACGGAAGCACCAACATTAAAACCCTGTTTAAGAGATGAAACAACTCGACGCTTTACGCAACACCCCACGGATGTACTTCCTGCCCATCGACTACCATTCGGGCAACAACCGGGTGGACGGCCTCATTGACCTTTGCCAAAAGTACCTCAAGCCCACGGACAAGTGCGTGGAGGTCGGTTCGTTTTCGGGGGTGAGCAGTCAGGTCATTGCCCTGCATTGCGGAGAACTGCATTGCGTTGATACGTGGGACTTCGGTGGCACGATGCCAGCCGAGCAGATGTTTGACATGATGCACCTAAACTACCCCAACATCGCCAAGGTCAAGATGACCAGCATCGAAGCATCGAAGCAGTATGCCGATGGCTCCCTTGACTTTGTTTACATTGACGCTGACCATTCCTACGATTCGGTCCTTGCAGACATTAACGCTTGGAAGCCCAAGGTCAAGCCGGGCGGTTACATTGCAGGCCACGACTCCTATATGCCCGAAGTCTTGAAGGCGGTCATGGACTGCCTCGGTGAACCCCTGCAATACTTCACCGATACCTCTTGGATTGTTAAACTATGAAACTCCAAGACCTGACCATCGACCAGTTCCAACGCATCGGAGCCATTGAGTTCTCCAGCGTCCTCGGGGACTACGACAAGCGTGCAGGGGTCGTTGCAATCGTTGAGGGGGTGGATATATCGTTCGTGAGAGAAATGCCCGCCAAGAGCGTCCTAAAGCGTTACAAGGCTATTATCAGCGAGTGGAACGCCTTGCCTGCGTTGGGATACAAGCGAAAGTTCAAAGCAGGGGGCAAGTGGTGGATTCCGACGGTGTTCACGGATGAGTTGACTGCTGGTCAGTTGATTGAACTCATGGACGCAAACACCACGGACGAAAAGCAGTTGTTGCAAAACCTTCACCGAATCATGGCGACCCTTTGCCGGGAGGGCGGGTTATTCGGATTATTCCCGAAAAAGTACGACGGGGCTGCCCATGCGGAGCGAGCCGAACTGATGAAGAAGCACGCCAAAGTCGGGGACGTTTGGGGGGTTGTCAGTTTTTTTTTGCTAAGTTCAGAATCCTACTTGAAAGTTTTGAGCGACTATTCCAAGCACCTGATGACGAAGGCCGAGGGGCTGACGTAAGCCCTCTCGCAGGGTACGGATGGCTGATGGTGGTGTGGAGGATGGCTAACAAGGACGTTCTTAAATTCGATGCCATCTTCGCAATGAAGGCGGTGGAGTTCTTGAACTACGCCCTCCTGATTCACGACATTTTGGAGGCAGAGAGGATGGAGGCGGAGCGAGCAAGGCGCAGATAGACACTATCCAGCACGGGGGACATTTACCCGTATGGAAACAATCATCCTCGCCAATGGTAAGTCCGTAAACAAGTTCGGCAGCGGTTCGATGAAAGGCATCGACCAAACCGCTTTGGAGGGGATTGGTTCAGTCCTCGGCCCCAAGGGTGGAGGCAAGTCGCCAACCCATGACGTGCTGGTCAAATGGATTGAACGGGTCATCGAACTTGCGAAGAAAAACCTTGAAGCAGCCAACGCCAACGCAGGGGGAACGCTATCGGCATCCATTGCCCCCGAAGACATCGAACTATCCGCAAAGCAAATCGTTGTGGCTATCATGGCTAACCCCTATTGGAAGTACGTGGACCAAGGGGTTCGAGGCAAAACGTCAAGCGTAAAGGCTCCAAGGTCGCCATTCCAATACAAAGACAATTACCCACCTGCCCAAGCCATGGCTGATTGGATAGCCAACAAGGAAAAAGCAGTTGTGCCGACCTATTCACGCAAACTCAAGCGGATGCGGACGAAGCAGGAGCAGGGATTGGTCGATGGCAGGTCGGTTGCCTATTGGGTATTCCAGCGAGGAACACGGGCCACGAACTTCATGTCTAACGCCCTATCCCCCGAAATGATAGACGTTTTGGTGAACACCATCGCTGAAACCCTTGGTAAATCCATAAGCGTAGCAACCAAACTATAAAATGGCAACAACCGTCCTTTCAGGGTCGCCCCAAGTGGCTACACCCGTTTACAACAAGATGCTCTTCAAGGTCAGCGGTTCGCTGACTGCACAACCCAACTACCGCTACGTCTGCGATGTCAAGAACCCAGCAGGGACCACCCTTGCCCGGTTGAAGTGCGACAAACTGCCCACCACCAACTTCGGGTTCTTTGATGTGGCCAAGGTCGTTGAAACCCTGATTGCACCCACCAAGCCATCGCTGACCCAAACAGGTTTCGTGGACCATGCCGGGTATTATTCGGGGTACAGGCTTGACTTTATGGAGGAATATGGAAACACGCCTGTCGTTTACACGGGAACCGTTACCACCGTGTCGGGGAATGTTTCCTTTGCAGGAAACTTGGAGCAGTTAGAACTTGCGACTTGGAGTGGTGGCCTGTACTTTCCGAGCGGTGCTATCGTCAACGACACGAATCGAATGCTAACAACCCCGACGACTCGCACGGTCTATGCGGACGGCTACGGATGGCTTTCCATCGGGCAGTTCAACTACGGGGTCGAGAAGGCTTACATCCAATACTGGAGTGCAACAGGATCGACCTTTGCAAGGCAGTTCGATGTGTTAGCGTCGAGTGTATCGGGTTCGAATGTCATCCGCTTCGGGGTCGGGCCAATGAACCTCAAAGCTCTCACGTCGGGGCAATGCTTGGACGGGAACCCCGGAGATTACCTATTCCAAGGCAATGCCGGGGACTTCTACGACGTTTACTTCTCAAGGGGGTCAAACATCACGATTCGTCAACGCTACGTCATCGGGCAATGCCAGCGGTTCAACTCCATCCCGGTACACTTCCAAAACAAATACGGAGGCATTGACTCCTACACCTTCACCCTCAAGAACCGCAAGAGAGCCAACATTACCCGGCAGACGTTCGGGTACAACTCGGACGTTTATGCGACCACGACCTACGACAAAGTTTGGGCAGGTGAGTTCGACTACGTTTACGCACTCAACTCGGACTGGCTGACCGATGCCGAATCCGCTTGGCTGATTGAGATGGTCCGATCCGGGCAGGTATGGCTTGAACTGGATGGGCAATTAGTGGAAGCTATCGTCAACGCCAACACCTACCAATTCACGACTCGCAGAAACGACCGACTTACCCAGTTGCAGGTTGAGGTTGCAGTCGCTTACAAGAACAACATCCTATGAGCGTTACGCTAATTGCCTACCCTCTCAACGAATCAAACGCAGAGGTTTCCTACATTCTCGATACCATGGGCGAGATTGACATCGCCCTGACCTATTCGATTGGCGAAATTGAGGATGTTACCAAGCAACGGGGATCATTCAGTAAAACCATCACCCTGCCCGACACCCCGACGAATCGGGCCTGCTTTGCCTACGCTTACAACATCCAGTCCTTCGTTGGTGGGTTCCAACCCAACAAGCGGATTCGTGTTGCTATGTGGGAAGACGGAGTCCAAGTATTTAGCGGTGTGCTGCAACTGCTATCCATGAGCAAAACCAAGGGAACCGTCACCTACGAGGTGGGGTTGTTCACCGACAATGTAAGTTTGTTTAAAGCCATTGAGGGCAATATGCTCGTCAACACGGCAGGCGTTACAGGAATGAACCACACGCCAACCAGCGGCCATGTGAGCGGTACTTGGACGGCATCGGGTGCGGCAAGCAGCGGGTATGTTTACGGGGTCATTGATGCGGCGGGATTCACGGACATATTGAACCAAGGAGGCGGTTGGTTCCAAGCCCCGTGGTGGAGGCTCGGTCCCAGCATCTATGTCAAGAAGATGGTGGACTTGATATTTGCCGAGGCCGGGTTTCGCTACTCGTCCACATTCTTCAACTCGACATTCTTTAAAAAGTTGGTGATGCCATACGCTGCGGGAACAATGCCGACCAACCTATCGGGTTCTAACATCCTTGCGGCAAGTACGGGAAGCGTCACATACTTGGTTAATGACAATGGAACGATTGATTTTCAAAACGATTCAACGGGTCCATATTATGACCGTTCGGGTTATTGGTCAACGGCAAATAGCCGATTCAATGCCCCTATCACTCCATCTCGATGGAATGTTGAGATAGGGTTTGTGGTTTCGTCAACGGTGGCAAATAGCCTTTACACTTATAGCGCCTCAATACGCAATTTGTCGTCATCAGGTGACATCGTAAACATCGGTCCAAGCGTTAACGGATTAACGGGTAAACGATACACGATTCGGTTTGACAATATTACGGCACCCGCAAATGCAGCAATTAACATTGGATTCCGAGTCAATTCGTTGACAACAGATAATTTTTATACAATTCCGTCAGGTGCAACGGTCCAATGGACCTGCCTCGAAAACCCATCCAATATCGGCGTTCTGGATATGCGGACCGCCCTTCCTGCCGATGTTAAGCAGAGCGACCTCCTGCAAGATTTGCAGAAGATGTTCAACCTTCAATTCATGCCCGACCCCCAAGACCCGAAACTCCTTTACATCGAGCCTTGGAAGGACTTCTACACTTCGGGGGTGGTGGACTGGTCGCAGAAATCCGATGAGAACCAAGAGCAAGTGCTGACCAACGGCGACCCCAACGCTTACACCAATATCGTGTTCAAATACAAGGACATGGGTGACTATTTGTCCAAGACCTACAAGCAGTCCTACCCATTGGCACGGGAAGGCTACGGAGGCCGAATCTTCAACACCTCCAACTTTTATGGTAAAGGGGATAAGATGGTTGAAACCCTTTGTGGAACCTTGATACCCGCATCTTTCAGCACCGACAAAATCGTGGGCCGTACTTGGGACATTGACGGAAGCCTCGCAAGTGGGAGCGTCAAGCCTTTGCAGACGGGCTACCGATTGGCGCAGTACAACTTGATCGAAGGGCAGACCGAATGGGCCTACCAGTTTGGGGTCAGCGGGAATGTAGCCCTATCCGTGGGTATCCTTAAGATGCCCTTCGTGTCGCACATTGACAACCCCTATGCCCCAACGGTGGACCTCGCCTTCGGGCAACCTCGCTTGGTGTATTACAACGCCGTGAACGCAAGCGGCAACACCTTCGCTTACACCAATAACAACCTCTACAACACCTACTGGCTCAACTACATCAACGAAACGGTATCGCAGGAAGCCTTGCAGTTAGAACTCACGATGCTGCTATCAAGCGTGGACATCTACCAACTGGATTTCCGCAAGCCCATCTATTACGGCGGCATCCGTTGGCGATTGCTGGAGGTCCGAGATTACTTGGTCGGGCAGATGAAGCCGTGTAGGGTAACACTCCGAAGGATTCTAAACCTCGCTGAATTTGCACCGACATCAACAACACCGATAGCGAATGACCCATCCGCAAGGTACAATGGGCCTATCGACCCCGACCCAGCAGACCCCGACTACGAACCACCCATCAACCCTGAATTACCAACCCCCGGATAATGGCAGACGTAACTAAAGAAATCGTCCTCGAAGTAGGGCTTAAAGACTCAACCGCACAAGGCACGACGAGTGCGAAGCAGCGTCTGCGTGAACTCCAAAAGACGCTTATCGATATGTCTTTGGCCGGGCAAGAAGGCACGAAAGCTTTCAAGCAAATGGAGGCCGAAGCGGGAAAACTCAAGGACCAAATTGGGGACACCTCGCAGCGAATCAAGACCCTTGCAAGCGATACCGTAAGAATTGACACCGTTGTTTCAGCGGTGCAAGGGATAACGGCTGGCTTTCAAATCGCCCAAGGTGCAGCAGCGTTGTTCGGCTCCGAGAACGAGGACTTGCAGAAATCGTTACTCAAGGTCCAAGGGGCTATGGCTCTTGCTAACGGAGTGCAACAGGTCGCCAACCTGCTCAACAAAGATAGCATCCTAATCACCCAAGGGCAGGCAGCAGCACAGGCCCTCTACGCAACGGCAGTCGGGGCAAGTACCGGGGCGATGAAAGCGTTTAGGATTGCCCTCCTTGCAACGGGTATCGGTGCAGCCATCGCAGCCGTTGGACTTTTGATAGCCAAGTGGGATGAACTCACCGCAGCGGTCCGCAGGTTCCTGAACCTACCCGACCCAGCCATCGCAGCGAAAGCGAGGGAGGACGCAGCCCTTCGTGAAGAAGCAGCGTTGTCCAATTATCGGGACGCATACGAGAGGCACACGGACGCACAAATCAAAAAAGAAGAGGAAAGGGAGCGCAAGGAAAAAGAGGCAAGTCAAAAACGATTGGAGCGTCTAAAGTCCGAGAACGATGCGATTATCAAGTTTGTTGCAGACCTTAATCTTGAACTCTACGGAATGGAGTTGGATAGGCAGGCCGAGCAAGAGGATTTGCAAATAAAAGGAATGCAAGCAGAGGCAGCAAGGAGGGTTCGAGATGCACAGGTTGGCCTTGATATTTCTAATAAAAGAGCCGAAAATGAGAAGAAGATTCAGGAAGAAATAACCAAGTCAAACGTAGATATTAGCAGGGCTGGCTTCCAATCATTAGGCGAACTGGCAACCGCCTTTGCAGGTCAATCCGAGGCATCGCAAAAGAAGGCATTTCAAGTCAACAAGGCAGCAGGTATTGCTCAAGCCATCATTGACACCTACGCTGCCGCTCAAGGGGCGTTCAAATCTCAAATGTCCGTGCCTGACGCTACCGCTCCGATTCGAGCCAAGATTGCAGCAGGCATAGCGATTGCTGCTGGTTTGGCAAGGGTTGCCGCAATTAGCAAAACGCAATTTAGGTCAACGTCTTCATCCGTTCCGTCCTCTGCCTCAACTGGTGGCGGTGGTGGCGGTGGAGAGGCTGCTCCTGCTCCAATCTTTGCCAACCCTCAAACGACCATGCTTGGAACCGATGGTGCTGCAATGGGCCAAGGCCAAGGTTCATCACCAATGCGAGCCTATGTCGTGGAACGGGACATCACCCAAAGCACTCGGAGGGTTCGGAGGTTGGAGGAATTTGCAACTCTTGGAGCCTAATCACATTTACCACTATGGAACTACCCATTTACAGGATGACCGTGGACGAGGTGGATGAAGGGGTCCAATTCGTGGCCCTGACCGATATGCCAGCAATCGAACGGCCATTCCAAGCCTTCGCAAAGACACCACAACGCTTTAGCGAAACAGGCGAACGGAGAGTGCTTACTGGCCCTCTCATGCTTGCAGACACTCCCATCTTTCGCAAGGACGAAACCTACGGGGAGTACTACGTCCTCTTTGACAAAGCCACCATCCGCAAGATCGTGCAGAAGTACTTCAAGCAAGGCAACCAGCACAACGTCAATGCGTACCACAATGCAGAACTTGATGGCGTGTTCATGTTTGAGAGTTACATCACCGACTCCGAGCGTGGCATCATGCCACCCAAAGGCTACGAGGACACCCCCGACGGCTCTTGGTTCGGTTCCTTCAAAGTAGAGAACGACGAAGTTTGGGACAACCGCAACCTGTTCCGGGGTTTCTCCGTTGAGGGGCTTTTTGGAATGGACAAGACCGAATCCGAACTTGAGGTCGCACTCGCTGGCTTGGCCGATGAACTTACCGCTTTTTTGCAACAATTAACCCCCACCTACAAATCCCACTAACTATGAACCTGAAAAACGCAATCGAATCCCTGCGGACTGAACTCCGCAAATTCAGCACCCAAAAGCAGTCCTTTGCTGACTACAAGTTGACCGATGGCACGGTTGTCCGTGTTGACGGGGACCTCGTTGCCGGGACTGCCGTTTACGTTGTAGCCGAAGAAGGCACACTCCCTGCCCCCGATGGCGAACACGTTGTTGAAGGCGTTGGTACTATCAAGACTGAAGGAGGCAAGATCGTTGAGGTCATTGCTGCCGAAGTAGCAACCCCCGAAATCGAAGCCTTGCCTGTTGCTGCTGAAATCACCCCCGAAGTTGCCGTTGAGGTTACTGAGGAAATCAAAGAAGCCTATCCTGCCATGACCCCCGAAGTTGTGGAGGCCATCGTCGCCAAGCACCTCGCTGGCATCATGGAAGAACTCAAAGCAGCATACGCTGAAATGGGCAAAATGAAGGAGAAGATGTCTGGATTCGCATCGCAGGTTGAAACCATGGTTGACATCGTCGAGAAGGTTTCCGAACTCCCAACCGAAGCCCCCAAGGCCAGCGGTTCCGCAATCGTTGAGCAACGCAAGGCTGCTGCATCGCAGAACTTCAACGCTCTCGCACAAGCACTACAATCACTCAAAAAAAACTAAACCCCTAAACCCCCATTAACAATGGCATTTACTTTCACCAACCTTAGTTCGTATACCGACCAAGAGCGGTTACCACTAATCACCAAAGCGGTATTTTCCGCTCGGTCAGCATCTTTGTTCACCAAGCAGGTGGGCATCAAGTTCGCTGCAAACCTCAACCTAATGGACACCGATGCGGTGTTGCAAGGTGGAGACGCTTGCGGATACACAACTTCCGGCACAACCACAATCAGCGCAAGGGTCTTGACCGTTGGCCGCATGAAAGTGATGGAAACTTTGTGTCCTCGCTCCTTGGAGCAGTATTGGACGCAGACCCAGTTGACTGCTGGTTCAATGTACGATGGCATTCCTTTCGAGCAGGCGTTTGCCGAGCAGAAGGCTCTTCGCATTGCTGAGGCTTTGGAAACGGCAATTTGGCAGGGTAACGCTTACTTCAGCGGTATGCTTCAAATTTTGAACGCTGCTTCAGGTTCAACTATCAGCGGTAACACGGGTGCGGTTTCTGCCTCCGTTGGTATCACTTCATCGAATGTTATCGGCATCTTTGATAACATCTACAACCAAATCCCACAGGCCATCCTGACCAAGAACGACCTCGTAATCTTCTGCGGTTGGAATAACTACCGCACCTTGGTTCAAGCCTTTAAGCAAGGAACGAATACAGGTGGTTTGGCAGTATTGTACAACCAAGTTGACCTTGCGAGCCTTGCCAATGGTGAGTTCGTTTATCCCGGCACAAACGTCC